GGAGGGGAGGGAGTGTGGGCCGAATGTGACCAATGCTCTCTATGAGGCGAATTCAATCGTTCACTCTGCTCGCGTAGCTATTGGGTCCGAGCGCCCCATGTCCGGCCTGTACGGGGACGGGCAGAGTGGGCTAAGAATTGCTAGACTGATCCTGGGGGAGTTGTGAGAACTATCGCTCTGATCCCCGCCCGGTCGGGTTCCCGGGGGATTCCCAACAAAAACCTGCGCCTCCTCGGCGGCAAGCCCTTGATCGAGTGGACCATCGACACCGCTCTGCAAGTGGGGGGGCTGGATCGCCTCGTGGTGTCAGCGGGGAACGAGGAGATCGCGGTCACGGCGATACGAGCGGGCGCGGAGGCGTTCGTGCGGCCGGAGGAACTGAACGGGGATATGGCCCCGATGATCGACGTGGTGAAGGATGCCATTGAGTACCTTGGATTGAAGGACGAGGACATCATCGTGTTGCTTCAGCCCACGGCTCCGTTCCGTAGCGTGGAGTCGGTACAGCGGTGTATCCAAGGATTCCTCGGCACAGACATCAATTCGTGCATGGCCGTTCTCCGCGTGCCTGACAGGTTCCACCCAGATCAGATCACAGCCGACCTCCGGCACCCCATGGATGTCGCCCACGGCAAGCCCAGGTTCCCTGTCAACCGCCAGGATCTTGAGCCTACCTACGTTCGAGCGGGTACGGTGTATGCCTTCTATGTGGAGACCGCCCGGAAGCATGGCGACATCTATGGAAAATCGTGTCTCGAGATCGAAATCCCCGAGTCCGAAGCCCTGAACCTTGATGAAATGGCGGATTGGTATGAGGCAGAAAGACGTGTCCAAGAAGACAGAGCTACCAAAGCGGCGCGCACACCTTCAGTGCAAAGCCAAGAGCAAGCGCAGCCAGCAGCGCTGTAAGAGCCCGGCGATCCCGGGTCTACAGGTCTGCTGGAAGCACGGCGGAGCGACGAAGAGGGCGCAGAAGGCCGCCAAGAAGCGGGTTGCGGACCTTATCGACCCTGACAAGGTTCTACGTGCAGCCGCGGCTCGGGCCTTCACTGATCCTGCGGATTTCTACGACGACCACGGCCAACCCAAGCCTCTGAGTCAGATCCCGAAGGAAGCCCGCATGGCTCTGGGCATGATCAAGACCATGCTCTACAACCGCGACGGCTCGGACGGGGTGCAGCACACGGTCGCGGAGTATCGGTTCCATGACGCGACGAAGAACCTGGAGATGCTGTTCAAGTACCTCGGCATGTTTGAGAAGAAGGTCTCTATAGAGGTGAAGAAGGCGTACAAGTGGGGCGACGAGTGAAGCAAGAAGTAGCTACTCTGAGATACACTCCTCGCCCTCAGCAGCGGGCGATCCACGAGGCGATGTGGGGACACCGCTTCGGGGTTCTCGTTTGCCATCGGCGGCTTGGGAAGACTGTCATGGCCGTTAATCATCTCATCCGGGCCGCTATGCTGTGCGAAAAGGAAGCCCCGAGGTTCGGTTACCTCGCCCCGACGTATCGCCAAGGGAAGGCTATCGCCTGGGACTACTTCAAGCGTTTCTCCGCCGATGTTGACGGCCAAGGCGTGAACGAGTCTGAACTCCGCGTCGATTTCGCGGAGAACGAGGGGCAGGTGAGGATCTTTGGAGCAGACAGCCCTGACTCGCTCCGAGGGTTGTATTTCGATGGGGTGGTGGCGGATGAATATGGCCTGATGCCGGCGAACCTGTACTCTGAAGTCCTCAGCCCCATGCTGGTGGACAGGCAGGGGTGGGCGCTGTTCTGCGGCACTCCCAACGGGAGAAACCAGTTCTATGAGGCGTGGAAGGATGCTGAGGGCAAGCCTGGGTGGTTCCGAAGAATGTTCAAGGCGCCCGAGACCGGGATCATCCCTTCCGAAGAGTTGGAGCGTGCCCGCCAAGAGATGACCGAAGACGAGTTTGCCCAGGAATACTTGTGCAGCTTTGAGGCCGCTGTGAAGGGCGCGATCTTCGGCAAGGAGATCGCCAAGGCTCAGGAAGAGGGACGTATCACCAGAATCCCCTACGAGCCGATCCTGCCTGTGGATACGACCTGGGACCTTGGAGTGGGCGACGCCACCGCCATCTGGTTCAGCCAGACCACCAGGAGCGGAGAGGTGCGGTTGATCGACTACCACGAAGCCTCCGGAGAAGGGCTGCCGTACTACGTCCACATGCTGAGGGCCAAGCCCTACATCTACGGTCAGCACTGGGCGCCACATGACATCCAGGTCCGCGAGTTCTCCTCTGGACGCTCACGCTTGGAGGCGGCCCAATCTCTTGGCATCCGGTTCAGCATGGTCCCGAGAGTTCAGTCCTCCGAGCGAGGAGAGATTGACGAGGGGATTCATTCTGCTCGGCTGTTTCTCTCCAAGTGCTGGTTCGACGCCAAGAAGTGTGAGGCCGGGATAGAGGGGCTGAAGCACTACAAGCGCGCCTACAACCGGCAACTGAACGAGTTCAAGCCTACCGTTGTGAAGGACAAGGCTTCGCATCCCGCAGACGCTTTTCGTTATCTCTCCGTATGGCAGAAGGACCCCATCGTGCCTGGGCGTGTCCATGTTGACATGCCCCCGGCCTACAATTGGTTCTGATCATGGAAATTCCCAAGAAAGAGCAAGAGAAGATTCTCGAAGAGGCGCGCAAGCGTTTCAAGTTGGTCAACGAGACCGAAGAGGATCAGCGGAAACGCGAGGCTGACGACCTGCGCTTCATCGTTCCGGAGTTGCAGTGGTCTCAAGAGGCACGAGAGCAGCGTCAGGGCGGAGCTGTCGCCGGCATCGGCGTCCCTGTCCCTCCACGCCCGATGGTCTCCATCCCGAAGATTCACCAGCCCATCCAGATGATCGAGAATCAGGAGAAGACCTCGAAGCTGGGCGTCCGCGTCCATCCTCTCTCCGAGAAGGCGGACAAGGACACCGCCCGCGTCATCCAAGGGCTGTACCGGAAGATCGAGCGGGACTCCAACGCTCATCAAGGTCGGTCCTGGGCGTTCAAGAGAGCTGTCCAGGCCGGACGTGGAGCATATCGCGTCAACCTCGTGTATGACGAGGAGGGCGGGCATCCCTTTGACATGAAGATCACCATCGAGCGGATCCTGCACCAGGAGAACGTGTTCTTCGACCCTTCTGCTCAACTGGCGGACTGGTCCGACGGGGAGTGGGCGTTCAACGCCGCGTGGATTCCTGCGGATCGGTTCAAGCGTGAGTATCCCAAGGCCCGGCTCTCCAACGCGGATCGGGCGGAGTGGAGGCAGGTTCACACGGACGCTCCTCAATGGGTGCATGTGGAGGGAAACGATCTCACGGCCTGTCTCGTGGCGGAGTACTTCTACAAGGAGTTCGCGACGGAGCACGTCATCCTCATCAAACGTCCTGACGGGAGCGGGGAGTTGGACGCTCTCACGCTTCCCAAGGGCGAGAAGGTCCCCCCCGGAATCGAGGTCGTGAAGGAGCGCGAGCGCAAGGTCCCTCTCGTCAGGTGGGTGAAGATGACCGGGCTCGAGGTGATCGAGGGGAAGAGTTGGCCCGGGAAGTACATCCCCCTCGTCCCTGTGGTAGGGAGAGAGCTGATTCCTTTCGATGGAAAGCGGAGGTGGAGTGGAGTCGTGGGGCCGGCGAGGGACGCTCAGCAGATGTACAACTACGCTGCGTCTTCGTTGATCGAGCTTGCGGCTCTTGAGCCCAGAGCTCCGTGGATCCTCTCCCCGGATCAGATCGAGGGCTGGGAGCAGTGGTGGGCACAGAGCAACACCAGGAACTTCCCCTATCTCCCCTTCAACAGGACAGGGCAGGACGCCGCTCCTCCCCAGAGGGTCCAGATCGACGCCAATCGGTTGGGTCCGAGCATGATGATGCTCGGGCAGGCGGACGACATGATTCAGTCATCCACGAGCATGTTCTCGGCGTCTCTGGGAGACCTCCCGAGCAAGGAACGCTCCGGGAAGGCGATCGAGTCCCTTCAACAGCAAGCGGACGCGGGGAACAGCGACTGGTTACAGAACCTTGCGCAGATTTCCATGCGGTACGAGGCCAAGGTGGTCCTGGACCTGATCCCCACAGCCTATGAGAGACCGGGGAGAG